CACCATTGACCATGTACAGGTACGTGCCGCCCGACGTGGCAAAGTTCGTGTGCTGCCAGTAGGCTGAAGTCATGCCAGACACCACCGCAGCGCCTACCGTGCCGGCTGTCGTTGCGTCGTATATCTCCGTGCCCGATGCGGCAAATAACGATGTACCCGTAGCCGTGTTGTAAGCACACAGGCTCTCGACCGGATCAGAAAACCCGGTTACGTGCTGGCGATAGCCTCGACGAATGCCGATGTAAGACGGCTGCGGCCACCAATTGACCATATATACCGCGTCTTCATCGTCCATCGACGCCAGAGAATCGCGTGCGTTGATGCCTTTGACCGGAGCCGGAACCGTAGCAGTGCGAGACACCAGCCCGCCCCGGCTAGACTTTATCGGCCTTCTCATACCTGCCAGTTCCCATCAGGAACAGTCGGGTCCGGGAAGTCGTGATTACCAGAATGCAAGTACAGGTCCGGCCTCCCACCATCGCGCCCGATCAGTTCTTCAAGCTTGCGCTCGTATTTAACGAAGTCTTCGGCGTACTCAAGACCCTTCGTCTGACGCCAGCGCCACAGCGTCCCATACAGCAGGGCGTCGTCATCGAGCAAGTGCGTATCGGTGTCGATTGCAAACTGCTCTTTACGGGTCGCATCAGCCCCGACAACCCACCGCTTATCGACATATTCAAAGGCGTACGAACGCCCCGCAGCGGGAGCCGGCTGCAATACCAGATTGCCGCCCCTGATCCGCCACACAGGATCAACCAGCGAGGCAAGGCCAGACTTCAACTGCTGATACTGGCGAGGTGTCACCGGCCCCGGAGCGGTGCGCTGCTCCGAGCGGTTCCATATCGTTTCATTGATGATGTAGCGAAAACCCGGGGCAATCGTGCTCATTGCGCCCTGCGATTCCGTCGCCACGCTGGTGAAGGTGGCTTCGGTTTGCAGATTGGTCCAGTCAGTCCGGGCAGACTGCTCGCGCCCTTCCTCGTTCAAGAGCGACAGAATCTGCGTGATCTGCGGATCAGTTGAGTTTGTCGCGGTGTTGGACACAGGGAATCCGACCCTGCGGCAAACCTCTTGCACGAGTTCGAGCGCGTTCATTTATGCGGCTTCCTGTTCTTTGGGCGGACGGCCACGGCGCGGAGCATTGACTGCCGCCATCAGCTCTGCAACCTGCTCCTGCAACCGCTTGTTGTTTTCCTCAAGCTCAGACATTCGCCCTGCATTGGCAAGTGCGCCTGCACCCTCTTGTGCCTGCTTGAGCCACGCTTGAGCCTTCCTTCGCATCTGCTCGCCACCCATGCCCACACGCTGAATCTGCGCGTCTGTAAGCTCGGAAAGCTGCTCGACAGTGATAACGCCCATTGAGCGCATGTTGTCGGCTTGAGAGCGGGTGATAGCGGCCCATTCGGTCAAAGGCGTGCCGATGACAGGCGCTGCGTTCTGGTACTGCATGAAGTGCGCGAAGTGCCTCGCAAAACGGCGCTTGTGATGGTCACGGAGTTTCGTGTCGATCAGCGTCGTCGGGTCGCCAGGGACTTGAATCTTGATGAATGGCACGTCCTCGAATACGGGGTGCCCTGCTTCTTCGGACTTTGCCGGATGCTGCACACTGCGCATGTAGATTTCAACGTGGAGCTTTTCATCGCCACGCGGATCAATTTCCCCATCAACCATTTATGTGCTCCTTGTGTGTCCCCAAAAAAGCCCCGGAGCCGAAGCCCCGAGGCAAGGGGAAATGCTTACAGCGTGCGACCCACAGACGGGTATGTCAGGTATGCAACGGTCGAAGCAGCAGCGCCGCCCGTTGCAGCCGTCAGCGCGATGCCGTTGATGACTTCAGCGCCAGCAGTCGCGTCGTCGTCAAGCTGGCCAGCCGTTGCAGTGGTGTTGAGCAGGGTGCCCTTGGCGGCAGATGCGGCAGTGCGTACCGAACCAACGCCATTGATCAGACCCCAACCGTAACCGCTGGCAGCGATGGCAACCTGCGGAACGCAGACGATGCCGCCAGCCTGTGCGCCCGGTGCCGAGTTGGTCGTGTCGATCATATCCACCACGAATGCCGTAGTAGTCACGACAGCGGCGTAATACTGCGTTACGCCACTCGCGTCCGCCTGCACGAAAAGATACTCGTTGCCGTCGTCGTCCTTGCCGCGCTGGCCCGGGCGAAACGGCGGGATTTCCGTCGAAGTCCAGACTTGCGACGGGGTAATGCCGATGATGTAGCTCATGTGTGTATCTCCTTGGTTACGGGACGAGAACGCCTTGGAACTGCACACCCGAGCACGTCAGGTTGCCGGCCCAACCGATATGACGGACCACGGCATCCTGATTCACAGACTGACGATCACCTCCAATCGGCTTGAAGTTGCGGGCACTGTGCGGACGCCAGTGCAGGTACTTGGTATTGATGAAATAGCCCGTATCGGTCGGGCAATTGCCACCAATGCCACCATCGAGAACCACGTCGCACGAACCGCCCGCGCCGTAGTACTTCAGCGAGGTAAAGCCGGCGCCAGCCGATCCGGTATCACTCGTGAATCGCTGGTTTGCTTGCAGCGATTCCAGATAATGCCGGTACAGGTTCGAGTCGAACACGATCAGGTCCGGGCGATCGGTGCCGCGCACCAATTGCACGATGACGCGGTTCATCAGGCCCTGAATCGTGGTCGCGCCCGGCGTGATGGACAGCGCCGAAGCATCGACTGCGATGTTGTTCCAGAACGCCCACGCCGAACGGTCAATGCCGCCATACGTGCCCGTTGCCGGAGTCGAATCGATTGCAGCGGCAAGACCAGTGATGTTCTTGCCAGCGTTGCCCGTGCCGTCGCCGTACAGGTCAGTACTGATGCGGTTCATCAGATCCGCTTCGGCAATCTTGATGCGCGATTCCATCAGGTCGATGAAAGCCTCTTCACCAGCGTTCTGGAGCATTTCCAGACCGGACATAGTGACAGCGGCGCTGTACTGCTTGATGTCAAACTGCGCAGCGGAAATCGGCGAATTCACACCAATGTTCAGCAGTTCATAGCCCGAGTACGAATTCGCATTCGTGGTGGAGCTATCCGGATACATCAGCTCTTCATAGATGATCCGGCCACCCGAAAACGGGCGCGAGTTGCCGCGCTGCTTCATCTTCATGAGCAGGGCGTTGTTGTCGGAGAGATTGTCAGCGAGCGTCTTCGAACGCTGCTCAATCGTGGTAGCGATCAGATCGCTAACTGCGGAATTGGCGAAGGCCATTTTCTACCCTTTCAGAGTTGGTCCCGCATTGCGTCGATGTTTGCTCTCAACGCGCTGCGAAGGTCAGTGCTTGCGGGCGGCGCCTTGATGGACGCGCCCGGTGACGAACCCTTGACCTGTACGGCGGCGGCTTTGGCCTTCTGCGCTGCGGCGGCTTTGGCTTGTGCGTCTGCTTGCTGTTTAGCTTGCGTTGCGCCCCATGCCTGATCGTTCATGCGGATCGCCTTGTTGTAAGCGTCCTCCATGCCCGAAGCCCTGCCGCTTTCCAGCAGTAGTGCCATGTCCTCGCGGACCAGATCAAAATGTTCGTGGGATTGTTTGAACTGCTGGACCTCGCTCACCAGTGTTGGCTCGATGTCCGGTACTGCGGGCCGTTGTTGAGCGGCCAAGAATTGCAAAATCTGCTCTTGCTGCGCCTGCAAAGCCCTGATCGTCGGATCAATCGGCGGCACATGCGCAAGAGACTCAATGTCGATTCCGTGTCGCTGGCACATGTCCGCGACTTCGCGTGCTTTCTGCTCCGGCGTGCCCTGATACAAGACGCGGGCCGTCTTCATCAGCACATCAACCGCGCCCGAAGGCGTAGCACCAAGCTGCTGCAAGAATTCGGCGTGCGGCGTGAAGACCTGGTGCAGTTCGCGCCCGAAATTAGCGGCTTCCTTGTACGTCTGGATGCCCTTGTGGAAGTCGCTTTCTCGTCGGTCTGACTCGTCTGCCAGTACCTGCGCTTCCTGTGCGCTGATCGGCTCGCCTCGTGCGGCCTTCTCCCAGATGGTCTGCGCTTCCGGCTTCCACGATGACGGAGCCTTGCGGGTCGGTGCTACTTCAACCGGCGCGACTTCCTCGGCCACCTCGACGGCTTCCGCTTCCGCCTTCTGCTTTGCAGCGAACCGGCCCTTTTCATCGCGTGCGCGGGCTTCTGCTTCCGTTTCGTTTGTTTCGACTACCTCAACCGACTCGACTTCAGGCGCTTCTACGGCCTCCGGCTCGATGCTCTGCTCGTTCTGCTGCTCGATTGCCGCTTGCAGCGCTTCACGGATTTCCATTTCGTTTCCCCATAAAAAAGCCACCCGGAGGTGGCTTGTTGTGTGTGCGAGGCTTTACGCCTTCATCGACTTATAGACATCGACTAGTGTTTTTCTGAGCGTGTTGTCATGCTTCGGCGGCGGCTTCTGCATCGCCGCTTTGATCTCGTTGCCGATCTCGATCAGCCCATGCTGACGAAGGTGCGCACGGTGCTGGCTGCGCGAGGTAATCCACGTACCATCCGCCATCGAGCGGTAAGGCTGAATGTCGCCCATCACAGCCGGTGCGCTGTTCTCTTGCATCGGCTCTTTCGAATACACGCACTCGCCATTGACGAATTCGGCAAGCTTCGAGCCGTCACGGTCATAGATGATTCGTGTTCTTGCCATATATCCTCAGACGTCCGTGACTACGGTTGTGCGCTCGCTGCCCGTCATCGTCGCGGTCACGCGGTCGGCGGTATCACCCAGGTCGCGGAACGTGACAATCGGATTTGCCCCGCTCGTGTCGATGTCGGTCTTGCCCGCAGCGACTGCCGACAATATCTGCATCAGTTCCTGAGCCGTGAAACCGGCTTCAATTACGCGATTCCACACCGCATCCGCAAGCGACTGCGGGCTAAGTTCAGTGAATGGCGTGATGTCGCCTTCGAGCACGCCGATTGCCTTCGGCGTTGCTGTGCCCGTCATCGCAAACGACGCAGCGCCAATGGCATCAATGACAGCCCCGAGCGTTGCAGCATCAACAGTGAATGTGAGCGTTGCATCACCCGTCGCGTACAGCGCGCCTGCCAGTGCGCCAGACTGCGAGAATGTAATCGTCGCGTCGCCCGTAGCACTGACCACAAGCTGCAAGTCAGCATCCGGGATAGAAAACGTGATGCTTGCAGATGCCTCTATATTCCGACCCTCTGCAAGATTCAGGTCAGCAGGCGTTATCGTTATCGTGGCGGAGTTGATCGCAGACAACGCCCCGGCGGTACGTGGGAGCGACCACGACGACGGCGAAAGATGCCCGGTAGGCATGCCACCCAAAATAGAGCTAACCGCCTGAAACCGGCTCGCAACCATTCCACCTTTGCTGTAATTGCTTCGCTCGATGCTCGCAACCGTGCCCGACAGAAAACGACCGGGCGACTTGTGCAGCACCGACCGATTCCCGATCAAAGCCATATCAGGACCATCCGAACTCAAGGTGACCGGACAGCGGAGTAGCTACCGGTGTAGCAGCGCCCGCGAGCATGATCCACGCCAGACACGCTTCGTCATACACCTTGGGCATCGACATGAACTGATTCACAAGGTCGCGCTCTGCTGTTACACCCAACGTCGTGATGGGCAGGGTAATCAGCGGCTTGCACAGCACCAGATTCAACACGCCAGACGTGTAAGTCGCGGACAGATTGAACGTCTGCACCGACCTGATGCCAGCGTCACCCGCTTGCAAAGGCATGAATGGGCCGAACTTACCGTTGCCCGTGCCGGAATAGACAATCTGCGTCACAGGTGCCGCTGTATTGCCAATCGGCAGTGTCGTCGGTGTTGCGCGGCTACCTGTGCCCGCGCTGTTCGTGTATCCCAGACTAATGTTCGGCGTACCCGCGCCCATCACCGTGCTAGGCGTGACAAACGCCTGAACGCCTGCGCCGTCGGTGTATCTCGGCAACGTGACCGTGTTATTCAACGTCTGGTTGCCCGTGGTTGTAACAGTCGTGATCGGGTAGAACCCGAGCAAATCGACCAGCATCAACACACATGGCGCGGTTGTGCCGGCAGCCGTTTGCGCAGCGGCGTTCAGCAGATGTTTGTAACCCGTACCGCCGCCCACATCGCCACCGTGAGGAATGCCCGTGGCGTTCGTCGTGTCGTCGCGCAGATCCTGAAACGCCAAATTCGTGCCGGTGCCTAGAATCGTGTCCGCAGCCGGATTGCCACCGCCACGAAACAACGAATACCAGACGCCCGCCGTGTGCGCGGTTGTTGCAAAGGTCGATTTCTGCCAGTCCGCCCGGTAGAACTTACCGTTCGTGCTGATCTGGTTAATCATGTCGTCTTGCGAACTGAAGCCGGCCATCGTTTATCCCCAAGTCGTTTCTATCAGGCCGTGAATCGGCGCACCCGAAAGGGAGCCGTTCGGCAGCACTATGAAATTAAGGTATGCGTCATCCTTGATCTCAGGCAATGACGCCATGTCTGTCAGATAGTCAATCTCCGTCGGTGCGTCGATACCTCGCAACGAAATGGAAGCGATAACCTTGACCATCACCAGCGCGAACAGACCCACGTCGCCAACCCCGCCAATCGTCACCGACTGCACAGACCGCACACCCGTATCACCTATTTGCAGCGACAGGAACGGACCGTTATTCACATACGACGCCCCCGATTGCTGGCTGTGCAGAATCGTTCCATTCACAATCTGCGTGCTCATCACAGCAGACCGTGTGACCCGGCCCGCCACACCGTCTTGATTGGTGTAATTGACCGTAAAAGGCTGTCCGCCCGTGTGACCCGCGACCGTGACCGGCATCAGCATCACACCAGCGCCGTCTGCATAACGCGAAGGTGAAAGCGTGTTGTCTAGAAACTGTTCATCCAGCACGCTTTCATCAATGAACCCATAAAATCCGATGTAGTCGCACAGCAGCATTCGCAGCGGCGTTGCTGCGGCAGTCGGCGACATCACCATCAGCTTGCGCAGCGTCTTGCGATACCCGAGAGCATTGACGTTGCCGCCGTGCCGGATACCTCCGTCCGTGCTTTGCTTTAACGCCGTGAATGCCCCCACAGCCCCGATGTAATAGTTAGGGGCAGGGTTCCCCGGAGACATCGATAAATCAAACCAGACCCCCGCGCCAGTCGTCTGCGTTGCCTGCTTGCGAAAGCTCGAGTACAGGTATTGCCCGGCGTCCTCGTCGTCAGCCAAAGCGCGAGCGTTCGCAACCATCAATCAACCGTAGCGGTCAGTGCCGCAGCGGCAAACTGCGGCTGAATGCCGTTGCTGATCGACAGCGAAGCAGACAGCGCGCCGGACAGGATGAGTTGGCCCGCGCCGGACGAGTCTTGTCCGATGCTGAAATGTGTCGCCGTACCAGACCCACCCGTACATTGCGGAAACTGCACCAGCGCCGTGTTACTCATCGTCGAGACACTGCGCGTCCAGCCGCCTGCCGAGCGCGCGACGGCGACCCGTGCATAGCTCGTGTATGCGATCTCGTTCGTCGCTTGCGTGCCAGCCTCGCCAGGATCGGACGTGTGTAAGGCGACGTAAAAGCTACCGGCCGTTGCGCTGTTTTGCAGGCCACCCGCATCACCCACGCCGGCCCAATCTGTATTAAGAAAAAGAAGGTCCAGCAGAGCGGCTTCAGCCGCATTACCCATGCTCATGATTTACCACCCTGAAGGAAAGTAGCTGCTACCCGATCCACCACCACCTGATGATGCAATCGTCAAAGTTCCGGCTCCGTCGTTGTATGTGAGCGTGACGTTAGAGCCGGCGACCAGAAGCGCAGCTACTCGGTCATCAACCTGCTCCGTAGTCAGACCACCGCCCCCGCCGCCAGCAACCTCCGTGACCGTATCGCCCGCGTCCAGCCAATACTGCGTGCCCGTGTCCGTGTCGATGACAATAGCCGGCCCCGGAGCGCCCGCGAACTGTGCAATCGTCGGCACACCCGCATGGCGGATGACCGACTTCACGCGGCCACCTTCTCGCGGGCTTCATCCATGTCGAATTTCAGCACCTGACGCCAGGCTTCTTCCTGCGTCTCGCCGATGCCGATATAGACGCGGTTCCATCCACCGACCGGCACGAAGCGCCAGAACATTTTCCCGTCCTGCATGCCAGACCAGTCGCACATGTACTCCGAGCCGTTGAGCGTCATTCGACAATCTCCCGCGTCATATCCCGAGACATCTCTTGCAGGCGCTGCTCTCGATAGCGCAGGTCGATTTCCTTGATCGCCAGATCAGCCGCTTTCTTTTCAAGCTCGCTGCCGGCCCTGATCTTCTCGACCTCAAACCCGTTGCGCTCCTGCATGAACGCCTGCTTGCCTTGCTCGACCTGCTGACCCTCTTGCTGCAACCGCTGGCCCTCTTGCTGCATCATCTGTTGCTGTTGTTCCATTTCCTGTTGCATCTGCTGCATGCGCGGGTCTTGTGCAGGTTGTTGGCGCATCTGCTCGGCCACCTCGTCAAATGCGCCTTCCACCTCGGCCCCGACCTTGAAGCCACGCACGCCGAATTGCAGCAGGTCCATCAGCAGCGGTGCCATCTGCGGCGCAGCCTGTGCGGCCTCTGCGGCCTGCTTGATGTACTGACCCGCAGCAGCGAGAAAATCAAGCCGGTCTTGCTTCTCTTGCTGCTGGTCAATCTCCACCAGCGCATCCGACGTGATCTGAATGCGGAAGCCGCGCGTGTATTGGTCCCGAAGAAGCTCAATCGCCTGCATTACAAACTGCTCGCGCTGTTCCTCCGGCACCTTCTGCACTTCGGACATGTTCATCGCGTCCGAGTACATCACCAGCGTCTGCGGCTGGTACAGCTCGCACATGATCTCCGCCTTGGTGCGGATCAGGTCGGACGCGAAGCGCGCAACATCCTCTTGCATGCGCTTCATGCGGATGTTCGCGTAGCGGCTCTTGATGCTCTGCGCGGTAGCCGTCTCACCTGAATCACTCGACCCGCGCACGATGTCGCTGATACCTGTGATTTCGTAGATGGTCTGCTTGCACTGGTCACGCGCCATGTACAGCGCCTGCAGTGTATTGACTACCATTTCAATGGGCAGCCACGACACAGCGCCCTGCAATCCGCCCTTTTCGGCGAATGCAGCCCACGAATCGACCGCGATCATCTTGTTGTCTGCCGTGTCGGCCAGCAGGTTCGACAGGCTCTTGGCAGATGCGTCATACACACCGACAACCCGCAACGCCTTCACAAGCTTGTCGATGCGGCCCGTGATGATGTCCAGTTCTTTGGCCTGATCCTGATACAGCGAGAAGTCCGGCACCGGCACAAGCGATCCGGTCGTCATCGTTGCGTACAGCGGCTTCGGGCACGGGAAGAAGTTTTGCAGCTTGAGCGGATCTTCGACCTGATCGATCAGCGTGTCGTGAGCCTTCGACAGCCACGCCACCTTCTCGGTGCGCTTGTCCCATAGCTCATAGATGCGCGCTTGAGGAATGGTCTCCGCCTTGCCTTCCTTGTCCTTCTCGTCGCTCTCTTTATGGTCAAGCGGTATGGCCTTGCCCTCGTCCCCGAACCGCTCCACAAGCTGCTCGCGGTCCATATAGACGATGCGCCAGACAAGCCACTGTTCTTCCCACGTCCGCACTACTGCGTGACCGAAGTCCTGCCACGCCACGTAGTCGCACGGGCTGCACTCGTACTCGATCTCTTCGCCGGTTTCCTCAATCTCTCCGGCTTCCTCGCCCTGCGGGTCGTCCTCGTCGAACGTGTCTTCGCTGACGGTTTCAACCTGCTTGAACTTGGGTTCATACCGCACCCAGACGCAACCACGGCCCGGCAAGAAACGGTCTTCAACGGCATTCGCCATCGCCGAACCGTAGTCCGGGTAATGCTCGATCTCATACGACAGCGCGCGCTCAAGAATCTGGCTCGCCACACGTCCAACCGGATCGCGGTCCTTGTTTCTGCGTGACACTTCAGGCTTGGGCAGGCGCGAGAACACAGCAGGCATGGCGGTCTGCACGTTTGACCACAGAATATTCATCTTTGCCGTAGTCGTGCGCTCGTTGCGCTCGTCCCGATAGCGGTCGATGATCTTCTCGCCGCGGCGTTCCCACGAGGCGAACTTCTTCTCGTACCGCTCAATCTCTAGCCGGTATCGCTGATAGTCGTTCATGAGTTACCTATGGGCGTAAAAAAGCCGCTCAATGGCGGCTGTGTGGCATACCCACGCGGGCGTAGGCTTCGGGCGGCAAGGGTTCGGTCATGGGCTGTGGGAGATAGCGGGCATCAGAACGTGTGACTCAGATTGGTCGCGTTGAGCCAGTTTGTTCCGTCACAGACGACTGGCCGATTCTGCGGGATCGTCCCGCGCCCCGTCCCTGTGTTGAAACAGGATGCGCCCGCCGCTTTCGTGATGCCCGTTGCGCCGATATCGACCGGCATCTCACATCCGTGCGGGATAATTAGTGCGCTATTTGCGACGGAAAGCGCGGCCGCAGACGTGTAGCGGTTGCCACCCTGATCGTATACGTTGTCTGTATGCACTGCGGTTTGTGCGCGCACGACAGACTGAGTAATCGTGTCAAAATCATTTCCGCGCAAATATACGCGGGACGCGCTAACCGTCAAAACTGCGTTGTTCAGCGTCTTAGCGCGTATCTCATCAAGGGTAATCTGCGTCTCCACTGTGTTTGCCGCTTGCACAATGCCAATCAGGTTAAGGGTTTCGTAACTCCCGCCTCGCACAGTTACATTTTTAACCCCGTTCGGGCCGACGCTAAACACGCGCGTATAGCTAGTATTTCCACGGAAAACACAACCAACAAACTCCACAGAGTCAATAACACCAT